AGGAGGGTAAATATGAGTAAACAATATGTAAGAAGTTATTTAGGAGATAACTACATGGATAGTAGAGATATACTTGATAGAATTAAATACCTTGAATCTGAATCTGAATTAGATGATGAAGATAAAGATGAATTAAAATCTTATCAAGACTTACGAGAAGAAATAGGTAAAGAATACTTTGATATGGGAGTAACCTTTATCTTAGATGATTATTTTTCAGAAGCTATGCGAGATTATTTCTTAGAGGTTAATTCAATTGATGAAGCGTTAGAGTGTTACATAGACTTTGACGCTTGGGAAAGTAATTGTATGTATGAATATACAGAAACAGATATAGGTAACTATTCCTATTTTTATAGCAACTAAAGGAGGCAAGACAATGAAACCTGATTTTAAACCAATACATTTTTATAATAATGAAAGTGGAGAGAGTTTTCAAATAGTAACTAGAGAAGGGTTGATAGATTGGATAAATGACTACGACCTTTTTCATAATGCTTTTGATACTTACGAGCAATTAAAAGAAAGATGTTTAAAGGAGTCCGACAATGAGTAATCCAACAAGAGAAGAAGCGATAGCTGAACAAGAACAACTAGTCTTTGATATTCTACACCAAGAATTTACAGAGTTAGGTCAAGTTGATGAGGAGGTTGTAAACTATTTAACAAGTAGAATAAACAACACATTTCTAAGAGAGGAGGTAGCTCCAAGTAATGTTGAAGTTAGATTTGAATTGTTCTTTATACTTGAAGAATTTATCCAACAGATATTTGTGAAACCTGATGAGGAGTATAACAATGAGTAGTATAGTAATAGAACAAAGAGATCGACAAGAAAAGATTAAAGACTTAGTAGATGATTTAGGTTGGGAGTATCAAGGATTTACACAAGGAGGTAGAGAAACATACAAAGAATTATGTCTGTTACTAGGTTGGAAATTTGAGTGGGAAGAAGATGAAAGATAAAGTAATCTTTGGCTATGATAACAATGGTACTAACATTGAGTGGTATTGGAGTGACCAGGAAAAACAGTATTGGAAGACTTGGAAACCTAAAGTAAAAGATGTCCTGGTCATAGGGTTGACCAACAAAAAAGAAAAGCGTATAATACAGCAAGAAATTTGGGAGGGTTATATGGAATCAGAACATCCAAAGAAAGAAAAATTAACAGGAATGTTTAAAGAAAGGGGGTATAGATAATGATTGAGATAATTGATTTTGATATTGTAAATTGTAAGAAGTTTAATTGGTATGACACACAAGCATACGAACTTAGTAGAAATGAAAACGAGGGTTATATCTATGGGTATGTTCAATGGTATGGAAATCAAGATTTAGATGATGTTATAGATAATGATGATGATTCAGTATATTGGTCTTGGTTTAAATCAGAACAAGAACGAGATAAATCATTTAAGGAGAAAAGCTAATGGATAGACTAGAACAATCTTGGTACGAGGAAGGCTATGAGGTAGGAGAACTGAAAGGATTTGAAGGTCTTTCATTAGAGCTCTTTGCAGATAGCTATGTAGAAATGAAAAGGAATATATATGAAAGAGAGTTTACGGCTCTTACTGAGAAAGAGAGGTTACTTTACACATGAGAAAAGCTAGACTTAAAGTAGAACACGTTTCAAAAACGGGATCGAGAGGAAAAAAAACCCACATAGGTAGAGGTAATGTAGGATTTGCCACGATGCCAAAGCGGAAACGTGCCACGTTCAAAAAATATCGAGGACAAGGAAAATGATTGACGTATCAAGAGCAACACTAGATGTTATTGAAGCTATTAAAACTAAGCAGACTATAAAGTTTAACTATGGCCACGATTCCGTTAGGGAAATAAAACCTAGTGGATTCTTTGGAGACTTTGAAGGCTTTGAAGGAACAGACCAGGATACAGAAGAACGAGAGTTTAGGAGGTTTAGATTTAATAAAGTTACAGATTGGGTAGGGATAGGTGAAGATAAGTTACTAAACTTAGAGCTCGCCTATACAGAAGCTATGAGTATAACTAAAGATGCTAAACATTTAAGCTATCCTGTTATTGAACTACAAGTTAAACTATCTAACCTTGCAGAAGATAATGGTTTAACTTATGAAATGGATTGTTGTCTTGATGAAATAAATAAACTACAGAATCAATTAGAGAGTGCTTTCTTTGAGTGCGACCAAGTTTTCTTAGATGCTATTGAAGATGAAAGACTTAGGAGAGAAGATTATGACTGAGTATGATGTTCACGAATTACATAAAGAACTTCTTGAAAGAGATAGAGTAACTTCGCTTCATGCAAATAGTGGTGTGCTAGAAGTTAGATTCGCAGACGGAACTTGTGAAGTTTGGAAGAGAAGAGAAGGATTACTAGGTAAACTACTTCCTAAATTTGTATTACTAGAGGGAAGGAACTATGTCAAAAAGGACATTCACGACTGAGGTAAGAAAGGATTGGCAAGATATGGTAGCTGAAACTTTAAAGGCTGTAGATCGCCATGCAAGATATAGGTACACAGATGAGTTTCATGCTAGAAGTTATTACATACTTAAACAATACTTAGAAGATTTAAAGAGTTGGATACACGCAGAAGAAAAGAAATTAAAATAGTTTATCCTGGTCTTGACTTGAATTGTTGATTAATTTTTGATAAGGTAGCACACATGACACACAAAGTATTAGATTTATTTAGTGGTATCGGAGGGTTCAGTCTTGGACTTCAGAACACAGGCGGATTTGAGACTGTTGCATTCTGTGAGATTGAACCCTACTGCCACAGAGTTTTAAACAAACATTGGAAAGACGTTCCAATTTATAACGACATAAAGGAGTTAACTTATGACACACTACAAGCAGATGGAATTGAACCTGATGTCATCACAGGAGGATTCCCGTGCCAAGACATCTCAGTTGCTGGAAAACAAAAAGGCATCATCGGAGAACGATCATCTCTTTGGTCGGAGTATGCAAGGCTCATCGAAGATGTACGGCCGAAGTGGGCGATTATTGAAAATGTACCAACCCTTCGATCTAAAGGACTTACATTGGTCTTACAAAATCTCAGCGAGATCGGGTATCATGCAGAATGGCATTGCATACCCTGTAGTGCAATTGGTGGGTTACACCGAAGAGATCGCATATGGATCATCGCCTACCCGTTGGCCAACTCCCGATGCACATTCGGACAGGGGAGCATCATCGAAGGAGAGAATGCAAATGAAGTTGAAGAAGAGTTTACCAATCAGTATCAACGATCAAGTAGCACACCAGGAAATGATACAGGAACACAAGGAAGCGAAGAAGGAATTGTGGCCAACTCCAACACAAGACATGGTAACAATGAGGAAGAAGAAATACGCACAGGGAGGGAAGCCATTGACTCTAGCGGTTGCGGAGAAAGAGGAGGAGGAAAGGAAAACGAAAAGGAAGCTATGGGCAACTCCAACAACTCAAGAAGTGGAACACCCCAACGCAGAACTAACGGAGTCAGGAAGGAGGAAGACGAAAGACGGGAAGGACAGCCACAGTCTAGGTCTAGCAGATCAAGTTCAACTATTCCCAACTCCATGTGCGAGGGATTGGAAGGGAGCGAGTTCAGTTCAGACAATAGTGGACAAGATGAGCAAGGGTCTAAGAGCTCACATGGGTCAGCTTCCAAACCGAGTGGCATTAGAAGAGAGCCTGAACTTATTGTCTCAAGAGGACAACTTGAGCGATACACCGACTATGCCAAAACCCAATGGGCAATTGAACCCAACGTGGGTAGAGTGGCTTATGGGATACCCCGAAGGGTGGACAGATTGCGAGGACTAGGCAATGCCGTGTTACCTCAAATCCCACAGTTTTTAGGAGAATGTATTTTAAATTTTGAAAAGGAGAATATATGAAAAATTTAGTAATTTCAATTATTACAACAGTAGTAATTGCAATATTTGTTTCTTTATTTAGTGTCAAATTCTTTACGAATTTGTATATAGATTTAGAAATGCAGAAGTCTTATGGTAAATTACTCAGTAGAGTAGATGCCCTAGATGAAAGTAACTTAGGTGTAAGCCAGGAACTTCAACAACTTTTAACTTCCCTTGAGGAGTTAGATTACTCAGAAGAGATAGGTAATATAACCAATAGTATAAAGGATTTAGAGGAAGTATCATCTTCTATAACAGGTAAAGTTATAGACCTTGAAGACCAAGTATATCTTTTATCTACTCCTATATTACCTTATGAACCTCCCCTTACCGATAAGATTACTAACCAACCTGAAGTACAAGTTAGTGAAGTAGTAGAAGAACCTACGCTTCCTATTGAAGTAAAGACGTATCCTACGGCCATAAGATGCGTAGAAGATAGACTATCTAAACCTTCTAATAAATCTCTAGCTCGTTCTTTATCTAAAGCTAGATCAATAGGATCATTTACATTTGATGTTTCTTATGACGTATCTTACGAAGGAGAAGTAGCTAATGTTATTGTAGATTATGGAGTACCTTTAGATATACAAAGGATAGCTAGTAAATACGTTAGTAAGTTTGAGTACAAATCAGCAGACGTAGGAGCAGTTGGTTGTAACTACACAATGAAGTTAACTGTTAAGGACTAAATCCTGGTCAGTACTTTATTTTAATATTCATTCGTGTATAATACGCACTAATTAAATAGATTAAGACTAATGATGGGAATAGAAAGTAACACTTGCGTTCTTAATAAAGAACAATATAATAAAGTAGCATCTGACTCTGACATCTTAACTGAGATGTACGAGATGAAGCTAGGCCATGAGTTAAGTTTGAATGGTGATAAATATGTAATGAAGTTTATAGATAGACAATCATTTGAGATATTTATGGCATACATCTATAAACCTTATTTAAAGTCTTGAGATACAGAATGATTACACCTCACTATACCCTCCATGAGAATCATTCTATGCTACGTTGGTTAGCTCTAGTTTGGGAGTCTAGAATCTCAATTAAAACTCCTACAGTTTTGTTTAATAATACGGAGAAAAAAATATGTTGCTAAATGGAAAAGCTATGTGGGCAAGAATCACATCGGTTGGGCAAACAAAGTATCCTCCTGCGAAGTATTCAGTTGATTTAGTCCTGGAAGACGGACTTGCTTCTGAACTAAAAGAGCAAGGATTCAATGTTAGAGAAGATAAGGAGTACTCTCCCTTCATCACTATTAAAAGAGATGAGAGAAGGAAAGATGGTAGTCCTAATCCCGTGCCTAAGTTGGTTGATGCTGACAAGAATCCTTTAGATGTTAACGTAGGTAACGGATCGGACATTACTGTTCAATGTAGACCCTACGATTGGACGTTTGGTGATAGATCAGGTAAAGGCCTAGACTTACAAGCTGTTCAAGTTAACAATCTAATTGAGTATGAAGGTACTTCTTTTGATGGAGAAGAACTTGGAATTGATAACGAAGAAAACGAATTGGAGTTTTAATTATGGCTGAAGAAATAAATAATCAATCCCCTTACATTACTATTGACGGAGTTAATATATCAGTAGAGGACTTACCTCAAGAAGGTCAAGGAATCTTTGGTAGACTTCAAAGACTGAATCAAAAGAAAGCTAATCTTACGTTAGACTTGGAAGAGACTAATGCTGCGATTAATTTCTTTTCAAATCAGATCATTAACATCGTTAATAATGAAGGAGGAGAACCTAATTCTGAAGAAACTGAAGCTGAAACTGTAGAAGTAGAAGACGAAGAAACTTCTGAATAGTGTGTGCCGAGAAGGAAACTTCTCTTGTCGAAACGAGTGGGTAGTCTCTAAGTAGTAGTACTATCCACTCACTTAAAGGAGGATATATGTCATCAGACGGAGTAGCTAAGACTCATCAATCATGTCCAATCTGTAATCATCATAAGTGTGTTACAGTATTTTCAAATGGAACGGCTTGGTGTCATAGTCATAATGTTGATGGTGATAAACCTTTTCGATACAACGAAGAACATATAGAAATTAAAGAAACTAAAAAGATGGAAACTACTGATGCTTCTAAATATTCTTTTGCTTCCATAACAGATCGTAACATATCTGAAGAGACTGCCCGTAAGTACGGAGTTAAAGTGTTACATGACCAACAAGGTAATATTGTTGAACACATGTACCCTTACTTTTCTGAGAATACTTTAACGGCTTCAAAGATTAGAACAGTTGCCACTAAAGATTTCAGATGGACAGGCACGAAAGGTGAAGTAGGTTTGTTTGGTGAGAATCTTTTTAAATCAGGAGGTAAATACTTAATGATTGTAGAAGGAGAGCTCGATGCTTTGAGTGCTCATCAACTTACAGGAAACAAATGGCCTGTGGTATCTATTAAAGATGGTGCGGGAAGTGCAGTTAAATCTGTAAAGGAAAACTTAGAATTTGTTGAAGGCTTTGAGTTTGTAGTTATCTGTTTAGATAAAGATAAAGCAGGTAGAGAAGCTACTAAGAAGTTAGCTAGGATACTTAAACCAGGAAAGGCTAAGATAATGACGTTGCCTAATGGTTTTAAAGACCCTAATGATATGCTTAAAGCTAACGCACACAAACAATTCATACAGGCTTTTTGGGATGCAAAGGCTTATACTCCTAGCGGTGTAATTAATATATCTGAATTAAGAAGTAAGTTTCATAATAGAGAATATAAAGAGAGTGTTCCTTATCCTTGGCAAGGTTTAAATAAAAAGTTGTATGGTCTAAGACAAGGTGAGTTAGTTACTTTAACAGGTGGCACAGGTCTTGGTAAGTCTTCAGTTACGAGAGAGATTGAACATCATTTAATAATGAACACTACTGATAACGTAGGGGTGATAGCTCTTGAAGAAGATTGGAGAAGAACTGTTGATGGTATTCTTTCTATTGAAGCTAATGCTAGAATATACATAGACCAAGAAAGAGAAAAGTTTTCAACTGAAGAACTTGATAAATTATTTAATGTTCTTTATGATGGAGAAAATAAAGATAGGGTGTGGGTGCATGCTCACTTCGGTACAAATAGTATTGAAGAAATATTTTCTAAACTACGTTTTATGATTATAGGGTGTGGTTGCAAATGGGTAGTGGTGGATCACTTACATATGTTAGTGTCTGCTGTGCATGAAGGCGATGAACGGAGAGCCATAGATGATATTATGACTAGACTCAGGAGTATAGTTGAAGAGACAGGAGCTGGACTTATCCTGGTTTCTCATCTAAGAAGAGTATCCTCTGACAAAGGACATGAGAATGGAATCGAAGTATCCCTTAGTCATTTAAGAGGAAGTCAATCTATTGCACAGTTAAGCGATTGCGTCATCGCACTAGAAAGAAATCAACAAGCTGATGACGAAGAAGAATCTAACACTACTCATCTGCGTGTACTTAAATCTAGGTACACAGGGGATGTAGGTATAGCTTCTGCTTTACTTTATGACCACGACACAGGAAGGCTTAGTGAAAAACCTTTAGAAGACTATGAATTTAGCGAAGACAACAATGAACTTGGTATTTGATATAGAGACTGACGATCTTAAAGCCACTAAGATACATTGTATCGTGGCTCAAGACGTAGATACTAAAGAGATTTTTAAGTTTCCTCCTAATAAATTAGAGGAAGGTTATGCCTTTTTAGAATCTGCTAATAAACTTATAGGCCATAACATTGTAGGCTTTGATATACCAATGGTTGAAAAGTTTGGAGGTGTTAATTTAGGAGGTAAGACTGTAGTAGATACTTTAGTATTGTCTAGGTTATTTAATCCTATTAGAGAAGGAGGGCACAGCTTAGAAGTATGGGGATCGAAGTTAGGATTACCTAAGATAGAGTTTGATGATTACCAAAACTATAGTCTTGATATGCTAAACTATTGTGTTAGAGATGTTCAATTAAATACGTTAGTATTTGAACGATTAAAGAAAGAGAGTAAAGGTTTTTCTAAGGATAGCGTTGACTTAGAACATGAGACTGCCCGTATTCTAAAACAACAAGAGGTTAATGGCTTCTTGTTTAATGATAAAGAAGCTGAGTTATTGTTGGCTGATTTAAGAGAAAAGATGGGTAACATTGAAAGAGAAGTACACGAAGTATTTAAACCTAAGATGATTGACATTAAAGAAGTTACACCTAAATTAAAACAAGATGGAACATTATCTAAGCAAGGTTTAACTGATGAGGAATATGAAGAAAGAATAGAAACTAATGATACTACTCCTTTCATGCGTAGAAAACTTCAAGAGTTTAACTTAGGATCACGCAAACAGATAGGTGAATACCTAGTTGAATTTGGGTGGAAGCCTAAGAAGTTTACTCCTATTGGTCAGCCCATGGTTGATGAAAGAACTTTAGCTAATATAAAGGAGATACCTGAAGCTAGATTAATAGCTAAGTATTTATTATTACAAAAGAGAATAGCACAGATAGACTCCTGGTTTGAGTCTCAAGAAGAGGATGATAGAGTACACGGCTTTGTAATACCTAATGGAACTATAACAGGACGGATGGCACATAGGAATCCTAACATGGCACAAGTACCTAGCTTAAAGAGTCCGTTTGGTAAAGAGTGTCGTTCATGTTGGATAGTACCTGAAGGTTATAAATTAGTAGGCATTGATGCTTCAGGTTTAGAATTGAGAATGCTTGCACATTATATGAAAGATGAGGAGTTCACAAATGAAATCATTAACGGAGACATACATACCTTTAATCAAAAACTTGCAGGACTTGAATCAAGAGATCAGGCAAAGACATTCATCTATGCCCTTATATACGGAGCAGGAGATGCAAAACTTGGAAGCGTGGTTGGAGGAGGTAAAAGAGATGGCCAAAGACTTAGACAACATTTCTTTGATAATAGACCAACATTTAAGGCTCTTGGAGATAAAGTTAGAAGAGCATCACAGAAAAAATATTTAAAAGGTTTAGATGGTAGGAAGATATTTGTAAGACATCCTCATGCATCTTTAAATACCTTATTACAAGGTGGCGGTGCTATTGTTATGAAGAGAGCTCTAGCAATGTTAGACTCTTTAATAACATTACAAACTCTAGACGCTAGATTTGTAGCTAACATTCACGATGAATGGCAAATGGAAGTTAGGGAAGACTTAGTAGATTTCGTAGGTAATCTTGCAGTTGATTGTATAAAGACTGCGGGAAATTATTATAACCTTCTCTGTCCAATGGACGGGGAATACAAAGTAGGAGATAATTGGAGTGAAACGCATTGAAGGTAATAGAGTAGGAGATATGGCAGAACATTATGCTACAACTTGGTTATGGGATAATGGTTATGAAGTGTTTAGAAACTGTGGATGTACAGGAGGTGTTGATCTCATTGCTATATCCAAGACAGGAGAACTAAAACTAATTGATGTTAAGTCTTATCGAAGTAAGAAAGGTAGGTCTTATGTTGATTATAAACCTACAGGTAAAAGAACTAAACACCAAAAGAAATTAGGAGTACAGTATTTATATTATGATGCTGAAACTCGTAAATTAAAATTTGTTAATCATAGAGACTAATGAGTAAGAAAAATCTAGACACGTTAGTAGATGACATCTACAAAAAGCTTTCTGTTTTAGGAGAAGGTAAGCCTTTAGCCGTGTCTGATAAAGACATAGATGAATTAGGGGAATCTATTAAGGTTGCATTAAAGAGTTGGGCACATCCTGAACCCAGGAATAGTACACCTACTTTAAGAATGTCAAACATTGGTAGACCTGAAAGGCAACTATGGTATGATTTAAAATCAGAAGATGGTGATACTCCTATAGCTCCACATACTTTTATTAAGTTCTTATATGGACATCTACTAGAAGAAGTGGTGCTGTTCTTAGTTAGATTAGCAGGACATGAAGTAGGAGATGAACAGAAGAGTGTGTCTGTTAGTGGTGTTAAAGGACACATGGATTGCACTATTAATGGGGAAGTTGTAGATGTAAAGACTGCTTCAGGCTTTGCTTTTAAGAAGTTTAAAGACGGAACTCTTGGTGAGCAAGATACGTTTGGTTACATGTCTCAACTTGCAGGGTATGAGGAGGCTATGGGTACAAATGGTGGTGGGTTTCTAGCACTTAATAAAGAAAGTGGAGAACTTGCATTATTTAGGCCAGAAGAACTTGACAAGCCTAATATAAAGACTAAAATAAGTAGAGTAAAGAAATCTTTAAAGTCTTCAAAGCCTCCTCAAAAATGCTATGATCCTGTACCCGATGGTACGTCAGGCAACATGAAGCTACCCCGTGAATGCTTTTACTGTAAGCATAAATACGAATGTCATAAAGATACAAACAACGGCAAAGGTCTGCGTATATTCCAATACGCTAAAGGCTTGGCCTATTTTACAACTGTGGTTAAAGAACCTAAAGTACAGGAACTAACTAATGAATGGACAAAAGGCAAAAAGAATAAGAAGACACGCAAAAGAGTTAATGCTTGATTGGATAAAGAGTGTAGTAGATGAGGATGAGGCAAAGAAAGTTACGCTTAAAAACTTAACGCAGTATGTGCCTCAACAAACTCACATCTATGCTAATCAACATCTTAGAGTTTCTTCATATACTTTACGTTGGTTTGAACAAGGAATTAAGAAACTATTAAAAAAAGATAGAACATTAACAAGTATAACTGTACAGGATTTAGAGCATGACTAAAAATATTGATCTTGTAGTTATAGACTTAGAAGAATTAATTCTAGTAACAGGAAGCTTCTTCTTCTCAGGACATACATTAGAAGAGGTCGATACCGATGTTATTAGAAAGTTAGTAGAGTTATCAGAAGCAGAACTAGAGTATCGTTTAACAGGGATACCTACAGATGAAGTTATACATTAAAGGAGAAATAATATGAGTAATGAAAATTATCCACCAGGAAGATTCGGTGGAGATATGGATAGGAATGAGGTCGAGATTGATCTTAATAAATTTATGGAACTTCTACAAGAAAAGTCCGCATTGAAAGATAGGATAAGAGAGTTAGAAGATGAGAAGAATGATAACCCTTATCAGAAATTAATATTTATTGCAGAAGCAGTTGATAGTTGGAGAATTATTCCAAGAGCATTCTTAGGTGTGTATGTATATCTTTTATACTATACAACCTTTTGGTTTATGGATTTACCTAATCCTACCTTTGAACAATCAGGTTTAATATCTATTGTAGTTGGAGCAGGAGCTGCTTGGTTTGGACTTTATACAAACTCATCAAAGTCTAAAAGCGATTTTAGTAAAGGAGGTAAGTAGTGAGTTACAAGTTTAATGAAGATAATATACTACAACAGATAGAAAGGTATATAGATGGAACATACGACAGACACTATGCACAAGGTAAGTATCAAGCAACTGATATGATTATAGATGCAGGACATGGTAAAGGTTTTTGTATGGGTAACATTATGAAGTATGCTATGAGGTGTGGTAAGAAAGAAGGTAGTGACGCTGAGTTAGACTTACTTAAAATAATACACTATGCTATAATAGCTATAGCTTTAGAAGATACAAAATATCATTTAGGAGACACGGATGATTGAAGATAAGATAGGCACGAAGCCTTACTTAGGAATAGTAATAGACTACGACAAGGAAAAGAAATTAGATAAGTTTAGTTTAGATACATTAAAGGATAGGTACTTTTGGGAAAATGAAACACATGCACAAGAAGCTTTAGCTAGAGCTAGTGTCTTTGGTGCAACATACAAAGGAGAGACTGACTTCGACTTGGCTCAAAGACTTTATCAATACTCTTCTGATCTATGGTTTATGTTTAGTACTCCTATATTAAGCAATGGAGGAACTACTAGAGGCCTACCTATTAGCTGTTTTCTAAACTATGTTCCTGATAGTAGACGAGGATTGTCAGATCATTATGATGAGAATATATGGCTCGCTAGTTCAGGTGGTGGTATTGGCGGTTATTGGGGTGACGTAAGAAGTAATGGTGTTTCGACTAGACAGGGTTCTAGGTCTACAGGATCAATACCTTTTATGCACGTTGTAGATTCTGAGATGTTAGCTTTTAATCAAGGTACGACCAGGAGAGGTAGTTATGCTGCTTATTCTGATATTTCACATCCTGAGATTGAAGAGTTTATTAACATGCGTAAAGAATCAGGTGGAGATATAAACAGAAAATGTTTGAATATTCACAATGCAGTTAATATAACTGATGAGTTTTTAGAGGCCGTTAGAAATGACGAGGAGTGGAGGTTAATTGATCCCAAGTCTAATGAAGCTGTTAAAACAGTAAGTGCTAGGGATTTATGGTGGCAAATGCTAAATGCTAGAGCAGAAACAGGTGAGCCATACATGGTCAATATTGACAGGTGTAATGAGTTCTTGCCTCAAGGACAAAAAGATTTAGGTTTAAAAGTAAATCAAAGTAATCTATGTTCTGAAATAGTACTACCCACTAATGAAGAAAGGACGGCTGTGTGTTGTTTGTCTAGTGTCAATTTAGAACACTTTGACAAATGGAAGAAAGATGAACAATTCATAGACGATTTAATAACTATGCTTGATAATGTATTAGAACACTTTATCGAAGCTATTGTAGACACATCATTATTAGGTGGATACAATGCAAACTTTAAGAGGTTTAAAAATTATGTTCGAGAAGAAAAAGAAGGAATGGTTAAAGCAGCTTATTCAGCTTATAGGGAGAGGTCGTTGGGTCTTGGAGCGATGGGCTTTCACGCTTTTCTCCAAAGTAAAAACTTACCCTTCCAAGGTTTACAATCAACTAGCAACAACCATATCATGTTTTCGCACATCAAAGATAGGTCGGTGGAGGCTACCCGAAGACTTGCCGAAGAACGTGGCGAAGCTCCTGATATACACTCTAGTGGGCATCGCAACTCTCATCTTTTGGCTGTTGCTCCTAATGCCAGTAGTTCTATTATATGTGGTGGTACTTCCCCTAGTATTGAGCCATATCGTGCTAACGTATATACGCACAAAACTCTATCAGGTTCGTACCAAGTACGAAATAGATTTTTAGAAAGGCTACTTAAAAAGAAAGGATTGAATGTAGAGGAAAGAGAAAAAATATGGAAAGATATTACAGGTGAAAAGGGGTCAGTACAAAGTTTAGATGTATTAACTGACGAAGAGAAAGAAATATTTAAAACTGCACCTGAAATAAATCAAATATATTTAGTTGAACATGCACATATGAGACAAGATTATATTTGTCAGAGTCAGAGTGTTAATCTTTTCTTTACTATGCCAAAGGCTACGGAGTCTCAAGAAGTACATAATGATTATTTACAATACGTAAACGATGTTCATTGGTACGCTATGAATAAACTTAAATCTTTATACTACTTTAGATCAGATGCAGCTAGGTCTGCTGAAAATGTAAATGTTAAGATACCCAGGATTAAGTTAGAAGATGTTGAATGTTTAAGTTGCGAAGGTTAATCATATGGAATTAAATACAGACGAATTAAATTTACAAGTACATAATTTACCTGCCGTTGTAATGTTAGAATGTACTGTACCTCCAAAGTTAGTGGATGATCTTAATACTTACTTAGATGAATATAGAGAGACAGCCGAAAAGAAATCTCTTGCTCATACTTTAGTAGGTCAGATTCATCAAGGAGAACAACTCCTAATGGATCATAAGCATGAACTATTAAGAGATTACTATACGTTTCTTACCTCTATGGGAGTAGCTTACTTACAAGCCTTTG